GTATGCTACAACATACACACTCAGTATAACGGATCTATCCGTCAAATAGTTTGCCCACTTTTTGTGGTCGCTTTTTACCAGGACTTGATTCTGTCGCTTTTGAATAATAAACTTATATTATTTTATAATGATGATTTGATATTGTGTCTTAGTTAGACCTGTGTGGTTCATTAGTACTGCCTTGCGAGGATTTGGAAAATGAATTACTAGTCGGACCTTTTATTAACCGCTGCATGCAAGTTATAGATCCTAATGCACAATATGCGAGAAGGACTACTCTTTGGATTACGATTTTGAATAGACTGCTTTCGGGTGTTTTAGGCTCTGGAAAGATATAGTACGGAGTGCATTTTAACAAGTCTTTGTGGAACGAAATTATCTCTCACTGAGATTGGCAATTTCAGAAGCGTGAGTTCCTTTCACATAGGACGTATATCTGGGAAGAAAAGAGCATCGATAATTGGCTCTGAGTATAGTACCAGACGAAACGACAAAAACTGCTATCATGGATTTTATTACTCTTTACACGAATTTAACGGTTTGCGACCATTGCGAGAAAGGACATACGACAAAGAAAGCTACCATTCAACACCTTGCCAATTCTGGCTGCACTGGCTCAACTATTTGTTATTGCAGAAAGAAGGTGACTAAGGAGAACGCTGCCGATCACATGCTTCAATGTCGGTATTTTGGTCCGCTCGGCTGCACTTTGTGCCCTGAGCGATTCTTCAAGTCATTGGAGAAGGCCAATAACCATGCATGGAGCACTCATGGTGGTGGACACTGGACCCCAATTATTCAGGATACTGTGGATTTTAAGATGAAAGCTCAAATTGGAACTCGCTTCTCACAGATGCAAATTGAGCAACTGAAGGAACGTGCGCGCAACAACGCCCAGAAGCGCACGATTCTCAAGGAGTTGGTCAAGGAATCCAATTTCGCTGCTTCTAACTCAAAATTTACCCAGCTTGTTGAGCATTTTGGCTCTCATCGAGTTATCCCTCTTTTTTCACGAACTCAGGGACGTCTCCATGATGTGCCAGTGCGACTTGCCGACCATGCTATCACTGTGCGCGTGAACATGCTGGACCCTGATTTCCGCACGATGTGGATGCGTCTTGGGCCAGTAGTTGTTCTGCATGCTCAAGCGCTATTTGGTATCGACGTCAACCATCACACGGATGCCGCGCTGAATGGTTTGGCCGAACAACTGACGACTTTGTTGCAAGGATTCAATGTGGAAATCCCTGCCATTAAGAAGATTACGTCCTTGTGCTGTAAGCTTGTGGCTATGATCAGTGCCAAGTTCAAGCCTGGTGTCGTTGCCCCACTCATCATTGATACTCTCGTCACGAGTGGTGTGTCTACTGAGCTTGCGCAGGACGCGTGGAACATGGTCAAAGATCACTTTCGCACAGTGAGCCAGTTGCTTCGAGGAGGTTTTTTCGCTCAAGCAGGTGATGTCGATCCTGTTGCGTCGCTGGTTACGGTTGTTGCAATTATGGGAGGTACCATGCTCATGAAAAAGATTCCTCGTGAGTCAGAGATTAATGATTGCGTCGCCGGTGTGACAAAGCTTGGAGGCCTCGTTCGTGGATTCACGTTTGCTTGGTCCGGCCTTGAGAAGCTCATCAGTTTTGTGCTCAAGAAGATCTTTGAGTGGCAAACTGGATTGCCAGCTGAAACCAAAGACCTGGAACAATACATGGAGGGCATTGCTGCATGGTTTAAAGAGATTCAAGAAATCGTTGGCCTCACTACCGCAGACGAGATTGCGCGCGATAGTGAACTGTGCGCTCGTCTTGAATCACTTTATCGCCAGGGACTCATCTTTTCACAGAAGGCAGTTGAGTCAAAGGCCCCACGTGACATCCTTGGTCCATTTAACACTCATTGGGCTGTCCTCAAAAACCTTTACGAGAAGGCCACAGCTAGTGGAGCATTTCGATCAGGCCCGAGGATTGAGCCCGTTGTGATTTATCTTCACGGAACCTCTGGAGTCGGAAAATCTGGCATGATGTGGCCTCTCGCTACGGACCTACTCAAGATCGACGGTATCCCGACAGACTCTGAAGGAAAGAAGGACCCAACACGTGAAATTTACATGAGGAATGTTGAGCAGGAGTACTGGGATGGGTACAAGAACCAGCGAGTAGTCGTCTATGACGACTTTGCTCAGATTGTGGACTCGGCTGGAAAGCCAAACCCTGAGTTCATGGAGCTGATTCGCACTGGCAACTTGGCCCCATATCCTTTGCACATGGCGACGATCGAGGAGAAGAGTAAGAGCTACTTCAACTCGCGCGTCATCATTTGCACCTCCAATGTGAGTGTGGATCAAATCCGACCGGAGTCCATTGCTTGCAGAGAGGCTGTGCGCCGACGCTTCGACTTGGTTGGAGAGGTTCAGGTATTGCCCAGTTTCGCGCGTAAAGGTGAAGACGGAAAAACCTATTTGGATAGAGCAAAGGTGGAGCGCATTACTGGTTCACCCAAACCATCTCTGGATGTCTATAGGATTTGGCTGCGAGACCCCCTCACCGGTCGCCTGGCTCATGATGAACCTTTGTCTTACCAAGAGTTCTCTCAGCTGGCGCTCCAGAAGTATCGTGAGCGCTTCACACGCTCATCTACAATGCAGCGCTTCTTGCAAGAGTACGCCGAGGCACCACTTCGTGCTCAAGCACTCACTCCCACGGAAGAGGAGCGCTGGTTAACTGAGCTAGACACTGACGTGAAATTGGTCGAGCTACAGGGAATGACAGGTTGGACTGGACAACAGATCATTGACTTCATGGAGATCTACCCAGAAATCCGCGAGCTTATCCACCCTGACACACAGCCTGCTTTGGACGAATTTCACTCCACTCGAGAGATTCTCAACAAGACCTGGAATGTTATTGAGATGGAGTGGAGCACACTCATTTCCGAGCAAGAGCAGATGTGGACAGCTGACGCGTCTCATCGCCTAAAGCAATTGGTGAAGCGTGACACGATGCTCCTGTGCTCTGTTGGAGATCTCTTGCATGGGATTCGGGAGCGCGTCGCGCGGTTTAACCGTAAAGTCATCGAGCGTCTGAGGCGCGAGAGCGACGGATGGTTGGACCGTGTTAAAGCGTTCTGCGCTGATGTGGCTACGAAGGTGAAAGAACATCCTTACATCACCATCGGTCTTGCACTGGTGCCCATTCTGCTCATGGCTGTCGGCCAATATATGAGAGGAACTAAGACTGTTGCCGTCGGGCCACCACTTGATCACCGGCATGAAGGACTTACTCGTGGAGAGCGTACTCTGCATCGCCATGTTTGTCTTTGGTGTGATGAGGTCTTTGAACACACTCATGTCATTAAGACTGTCCAAGAGTCGGTGCATTATCCCCAATTGTGCGGAAAATGTGATCGTGCCGGGACCGTCGTCCGATTTGGCGAACGTAATGGAGAACCTGGGTTTGAGATCCTGAGGGGACACAAGATGAAATTTACTCCATTCGAGTTCGCGACCGAATTGAGCGGTTCTGGCGATGTCCACACGCGCAAGAAGGAGGCCATGAGGACTGAGCTCTCTGGATCCGGCGATGTCCACACCAAGAGAAAGGAAGCTCTCCACACGGAGATCACTGGCTCTGGGGATGTCTCTACGAAGAAGAAGCAGAGTATGGAGGTTGAGGTTGATGACGCCGTCGGAGATGATTACGAACCAGTGATTAGTGAGGAGAAGATTGAGGCTCAACTTCTATCAGACCCCAATGCATTCCAGGTTTCGAAGAAGATTCTCCACAACATGTACAACCTGGACCTTAAGACCGACGGTGTGTGGAAAGCTCGTATCAAGATCTGTTTCATCGTTGGACGTACCGCTCTCACTGCAGGTCATTTGGCTCCTCACTTAGAGAAGGCTGAAGAGGTTCGCCTTTCCAATGCCACCGTGCGTGAAGGTCACGTTATCCCCAAGGAAAAACTGAAGTGGATCAAGGTGGAAGGTAAAGGCGGAGTTTCGAAGGATCAGCTCTTGATTGTGTTCCCAAAATCAGTTCATGACCATGCCGACATCACAGGGAGCATTGCCTCGTCAACAGAATTGACGCGTTTCAACACCGTTAACGGTTGTCTCATGGCTCCTGCGGACGGTGTTGTTATGATGCGATATGGACGGGTTTGCGCAGTGGATGACGTTGCACCTTACGGCGACAGCCTCGGAAATTCCTACAAACTACGTTCCGCGTATCAGTACCACATGGAAACAAAGGACGGAGACTGTGGGGCGATCTTGATGGGTGTTCATGTTGGGCTTGCACGCAAGATTATTGGCGTCCATGTAGCGGGGACACGTGGGATTGGTATGGCTTCTCCTTTGAACATCGAAGACATTCGGCGTGGTTTGGCAAAAGTGGAGCTGGCTGCTCAGGTGAGCCTCAACTTGGATCCTCTATTGAAACCACCCGTCGCTGGTCAGAAGATCGCATTGCCAGAGGGAGACTTTGTGCCAGTCGGAAAAGCTCTGTTTAAGGTCGCTTCCCCAACTAAGACTGCATTGCGTGAGAGTGCGGTGTACGGACTCATTATAGAACCCAGCACGGCACCGAGCGCTTTGCAACCACAAAAGGTGAACGGCGTGCTTGTGGATCCAATGCAGCAAGGTCTTAAGAAGGCCGGAAAGATTCCGCCATCTTTGGATGCTACGCGTTTGGCTATTGCTGTCAATGACGTGGAGCGCATTGTGAACACTCTGCCCGAGCCAGACCACGCTCGTGTGCTTACGGATGATGAGGCAGTTGCTGGAGTCGAGGGAGACGCGTTCCTGGCACCAATTAACCGCAAGTCTTCTCCTGGATTTCCTTTGACTCGAGAGAAGAAGGGGATGCCTGGGAAGATGCGCTGGTTAGGAGATGCGGAGTACAAGTTGGATCCTGAGATTAAGGAGATGATGAAGCAGGTTGAGGAGAATGCAAAGAACAACGTGCGCACGCCTACTATCTGGACTGACACGCTCAAGGACGAACGACGTCCGTTAGAGAAAGTTCGAGTCGCAAAGACGAGAGTTTTTGCTGCAGGGCCGATGGTTTACACGTTGGTTTTTCGTAAATACTTTCTCGGCTTTGCTGCTCACTGCGCCAAAAACAGGATTGACAATGAGATCTCTATCGGGACCAACGTTTATTCCCTGGATTGGACGCGGACTGCCAAGAGGCTGTGTAGCAAAGGTGACAAAGTGATTGCGGGAGACTTCTCCAACTTTGATGGCACCCTCGTGTTGGAGCTTCTCGCTGAAGTCGTGGAAATTGTGAACAAATTCTATGATGACGGCGAGGAAAATGCTCAAATCAGGCGTGTTCTTTGGAAAGAGATTGTGAACTCGGTCCATGTCTGTGGCGACAATGTCTACTTGTGGACACACTCCCAACCATCTGGATGTCCGATTACGGCGATCCTCAACTCGCTTTACAATTCCATCTCCATGCGTTACGTGTGGCTCACGGTGATGCCTGAAGAGTATTGCACGATGAAGGCTTTCAACGAGCACGTTGCCATGGTTTCGTATGGGGATGATAATTGTGTCAACATTTCTGATGCCGTCATTGATCGCTTCAACCAGTTGACCATCGCTGAGGGATACAGGGAGATGGGCATGACGTACACTGACGAAGCAAAATCTGGCGACATGATTCCGTACCGTTCCATCGGTGAAATTAGTTATCTCAAGCGTGGGTTTCAGTGGGATGAAGGCGAACATCAGTACATAGCTCCACTGGAATTGTCTGTTGTTCTTGAGATGACCAATTGGGTGAAGGGCGACTTTGACCATGAGGAGAGGACGATTGAAAACATGGAAACATCGGCTTTTGAGCTCTCGTTACACGGACGTGAGGTTTTTGAACAATGGATTGGAAAATACAAACAGGCTGCTCGTGGCTTTCAGATGCGCCCACTCTTCTTGACTTATGACGAATACCGGTTCGTCGAGGCTAAGAAGTATGGGCGTCTGGCAGCCGCCTGCAATTAAACCCAGAGCTAGGGGCTCTCTCTAATCGCCGCAAGGAGGGAGCAGCAAAGCCCGGTCTTTGGTCTTCGTTTTAGAAGGGCGGAGAGTTTCGGCTCTACTGGCTGGTGTGTGCCGCCTAAAATCCAGGCTACCAGCTCGGCGCTTTTGACCAGATCCGTTTAATCGAGCGACTGGGAGTTAGCTAACTCAATCGATTGCTACATCACAAAATCAAGATTTGTCCCATATTGGGCCGCAAGAAAATGTTCAGCAGATCACGACATTTGTAGACGATTCTAACATTCAGTCGTACGAGAAGCCACATATATCATCTGTGACTGCATGGACCAAAATGGCGGAAGACGACAAGTTGCATGATATTCATGCCATCCTTCGTCGTCCTGTGAAAGTTTCGGAAGGGGAATTCAACAATGCTTTTGGCACGGTCAGTTTGAAATTTCCTGATGTCATTTTCCAAAATTCCGCAAACGTCGTCAAGAAGCTCGACTATTTCACTTTCTTCCGAGCAAATGTCAAAATTCGCCTTATTTTTAATGCCACCCCTTTTATGAGTGGTAAATATTGGCTTTTCTTCGCACCTTTTGATGACGTCTCGAATCGTGGCGCTCAGCTCAACAACTTACCCAACGCAACTGGATTTCCTGGAGTTGAAATTGACGTTGGCAGCAATGCACCCGTTGAGATTAAGATGCCATACTGTTCTCCTTTGTCTCATTTCAATTTGCTTGATTCTCACTCCAACATGGGAGAAATGTACATTGTGCCGATTAATCCCATCCAATCTGGCACGTCGCCTCTCACTGTAGGAGCAAATTTTACCATCTTTGCCTGGTTTGAGGACATTGAGCTTGCCATGCCTACTTCCAAACCAGTGACTGTCCCCCCCGTTCCTTCCGTTGAGGAAGAGGTGTGGACTGCACAAGTTGGCTCTATTGCTGACGAAGAGGTGTGGATTGCACAAGTTGGTTCTGAAGAACATGCCGCCACTTCTGGACCCCCCATTTCTGGCATTGCCAACGCTGTTGCTTCAGCAGCTTCCGTGCTTGGCTCCGTTCCCGTTCTTGGTAGTTGGATGCGACCAGTTGAATGGGTATCACGTGCCATTGGAGGTGCTGCGTCCGCAGTTGGCTGGAACAAACCTACCAATCTTGATAAGAACTGCCCATACATCAACGTGCCCGCCAAGGGTTTTACAAATGTTGATGGCATTGACCTTTCTTCAAAGCTTGGAGCAATGCCTGACAATGGTCTAACATATGACGGAGGAATTTTCTCAACGGAGGTGGATGAAATGGACCTTACGTATGTTTCGTCCAAGTCGTGTCTCTTCCGTTCTGCCATTCCTTGGACTTTGAATGACGCTGTTGGCACAACTGTACATTATAACGCAGTTGCGCCCGGTCTCGTTCAGGGAACGACCACTTATAGTCCAACCACAGTGGCATATGTTGCATCCATGTTTCAACAATGGCGAGGCACTATTAAGTACAGGCTTGCTGCAGCCAAAACTGCTTTTCATACCGGGAGATTGAGGATCACTTATCACCCTGGGATTTACGGGTCGGCTTCATTTTCGGGCACAATTGCCGAGAATGCTTACAATTGGATCCTCGATTTGAGTGTCTCTTCAGAACTCGAGTTTGAGGTGCCATACGTGTCCAATGTTCCTTGGAAAGAAGTTTACCTTGGACAATACGACAATACAGGTTGGGATTTGGAAAAGTATTCTACCGGCACGATCACTATCACTATTCTCAACGAATTGCGACGAGCTTCGGATTCTGTTGCGGACAATGTGCCTTTGAACATGTGGATATCTGGCGGTGAAGACATCGCTTATGCCATACCTGACTTTGCGCGCTTTGCTATTGCGGAACCTGTCTCTGAACTAGGTGAATTGCAAGAAGACCCGGAATTGGAATGGAAAGCTCAGGTTTTTAATTTGACATCAACTGCCATTGAGCACAATGAGCAAGTGCAAGACACATCAACATCTGTGTTTCCTATGGGCATGATGGATCACACTATGGCAGAACAACTGTGCATCGGAGAGAAAGTGACGAGTCTCCGACAGCTTATTAAACGTTTTGGTCTTACATCAATGGGTAAACCTTTTCCTTATGTTAATCAGACTGGCGTTGGTTATGCTTTTCCCGGACCCATTCCCTTGAACAATGACGATTATCTTTTTAATGCAATTCGGGTTGATCCTGCTTATTTTGGGGAAACGACAACTACAGGCTCTAACCAGTGGCAATATATTCAGTACCCATCGTCACGAGCTGCGGACGGAACTTTGACCGAAGACACTTTTGAGGCTGTGATTCAACCTCCCGCTCGCTGCCCGCTGTATTACATTTCATACCTTTATAGATTTTGGCGAGGTTCGCGGAGGTACAAGTTCGCTACTCCCGCAACTAATGGCTTGCGATGTACCAATCAAGGGATGCGTCCCGCGTATGCTTACAACACGGCACGGGAGGAGTATACTACCGCGCTTGATGGGTTTGAGTATGACGCCATTCGACCAACTGATCCCCTTATAGTGCGACGATCAACTAACATCAATGAGAACGGGAGTCTCGACAAACCCGTCCTTGGCACTTTCACTAATGAGCAAGTCTCATCGACATTTGAGCACTACGTGTACCCCGATCTCAACGGCACCATTGAATTTGAGGTTCCTTACTACGCCCAAACTCCCATCTCTCTTGTAGGAGAAGGGACGATTTCGGATGTAGACGGGCCCATTATTAGGCGCAGCAAGGTTGACATCATGCGTTCTCTTGACCCTAAAGGCATGGATCGTCCCATGTACGCGTATTACACCGACACAGTCTTCGCTCAGAGTCCAATTTCTGCTTCTGATGACGCTGGTGGGATTCGCAACTGCTTCGGTGCATACAATTTGTATGAGGCAGCTGGCGACGATTTCAGCTTTGGCTATCTCATTGGAGCTCCGCGCATTCGGCGCGTCAAACACATTTAAACTTCAGAAGAAATTTCTTAATAGGTCTTTCCTTCTTCCTTTGTTTCCGCAACTACCCTCTTGGTGGTCACCCCATTCGAAAGTGGGGTCCTTATCATATTCTAGTACGATGAACCACCCACGGGGTGGATGTAGTCTTACTAGTTAAGCATGTTAAGGTTCAGCCTTGAGTCTTATTGGTTTAGAGGTTTAAATCAGGATTAAAATTCTTTCGTACTAGACTTTAACCCCTAGTTTTTCTTGTTAATTGCGTTCTTTCGCGATAACGATTAGGGTTTTTCTAAAAAAAAAA